GGCAAGAGGACACGATAGTCACCGCGAACGATGTCCGTGTTGAGGCCTTGGGCGCCGGGATGAAAATCCGCGGCCGGCGCTACAAGGAACACCGGCCGGACCTCATCCTATGCGACGACCTCGAGAACGACGAGAACGTCGCGACACCCGGGCAGCGGGAGAAGCTCGAGAAGTGGTTCTGGAAAGCCGTTGACAAGGCCGGCGATTCCCGCACGGACATATTCGTGCTAGGGACGATTCTGCACTACGACTCGCTTCTAGCGAAGCTCTTGCGGCATCACCGGTACAGAGCGCGGAAGTACAAGGCTCTCATTACGGAACCGGCGAGGCGGGATCTCTGGGACAAGTGGGAGGCCATCTACACGGACCTCAGCCTCGAGGACCGGGCCGGCGCGGCCAAGGCGTTCTATGAGGAACATCGGGGCGAGATGGACGATGGGGCGGAGGTCCTCTGGCCGCAGAGAGAGTCGCTCTACGATCTCATGGTGCAGCGGGTGGACGACCCGATATCGTTCGCCTCGGAGAAGCAGAACGAGCCGCTGAATCTCGAGGACTGCTTCTTTGACGAGACCTGGTTCAAGACCGTGGACGCCGTGGACGAGACCGAGTACGAGATCTACGGTGCCTGCGATCCGTCGCTCGGAAAGAGAGGCAAGCGTGGAGACTACAGCGCGATCGTAGATCTCGGAGTCCACAAGCGCACGGGGCAAATGGTGATTCTCGACGCCGACTTGGCCCGCAGGTACCCGGACCAGATCATCAGGGATCTCATAGCCAAGGCCAAGAGGCGCACGCTAGAGGGCCGGCCATATGTGGCCTTCGGGGTTGAGACGAACCAGTTCCAGGAGTTCTTCAAGGACGTCTTGGCGAAGGAAAGCCAGAAGGAGCGGGTCTACCTCCCCATCGTGGAGATAGTCCACACGGCCGACAAGACCATGCGCATCCAGAGATTGCAGCCAGATATCCGAAACGGGTATCTGGTTTTTGTGTCCCGGTTGAAGGGCGGGCTTCTTTGGAACCAGCTAAAGTATTTCCCGCTCGCCGACCACGACGACGGCCCGGACGCGCTCGAGATGGCCGTTGACCTTGCGAAGCACAGGCGGCGGGCACGCGGATATAGCGGCAAGCCCGCGGGGTGGTGACGACATGGCTCAAAACATCATCGAAAGCAGGCCCGGCGACATCTGGCCCCCGGAAGGGCATTCGAAGCGCCTCGAGGATTACGCGCGGTACCGGCAGCTCTTCCGCGGCCGGCACGATGAGGTTTTCGCCCGGGTGCAAGCCTGGCTCGACAGGTCACCCGATAAGACGCTCATTTACATCGTCGCGAACTTCCCGAAGCTCATCTCCTTGGTTTGCGCGGACTTCCTCTTCGGCGAGGAGCCTGGTTTCCGGGTCGGGGACGAGGGATCCCCGGAGCAGGAGGCGCTCAACGCGATCGTCATCAACAACGGCCTCCGGACGCTGAACTACGAGATGGCAGTATCCGCGTCCTGGCGGGGCGATGTAGTCTACAAGGTCCGCTACGGCCTGCGCAAGAGCTGGGCGGAGAAGCCGGAGCCGATCATCGAGCAGGTCTCGCCGGCATACTTCTATCCCGACATAGACCCGGACAATGTCAAGGACATGCGGGCTGCCGTCATCGCCTGGGAGAAGAAACAGGGCGATCGGACATATCTGCGGAAGGAGATCCATCTGCCGGGGAGGATCCGCAACGAACTCTGGCTCATGGACGGGCAGACCCTCAAACGCCAGGTGCCCCTGAGCACACTTGACGATTATCGGAACCTCTCCGAGGAGCAGGAGACCGGATACCCTGGCCTGCTAGTCGAATACTGCCCGAACTGGCGGCTCGATGATGAATTCTGGGGGCTTTCGGACTACTTCGATCTGGAGAGCTTGGTTGATGAACTCAACAACCGGATCAGCCGTATTTCCCGGGTTCTCGACAAGCATGAAAACCCGAAGTTAATCCTTCCGCCTGGAATGATGAAATACGACCCGGCGACGAAGCGCTACTACATCGAGAAGGAAGCCCTGGACGTCGTCGAGGTGGACGACCAGCAGGGCGCGAACTTGCCCCGTTATCTTGTCTGGGATGCGAAGCTAGACGCCGCATTCCAGCAGATAGACAAGCTCATCGAGATCGCGTTCCTGGTGAGCGAGACCTCGCCGGACGCATTCGGCCTCGGAAAACAGGGTCAGGCAGAGTCGGGCCGTGCCCTCAAATTCCGGCTCCTTCGGACCCTCGGCAAGATCAACCGGAAGCGGCTTTATTTTGATGAGGTCTTGAAGAACGTCCTATATGCAGCCCAGGTCCTGGACGTGGTCCACGGCAGGAAGGACTACGAGCCGAAAGACGTCCACATCGACTGGAAGGACGGCCTGCCGCAGGACGACCTCGAAGCCGCACAGGTGGAGCAGATCAGGATCGCATCGGGCACCACGAGCGTGGAGAGCGCGGTGAGGCGTCTTGACGGCCTCAGTGGCCAGGCCCTCAAGGACGAGCTTGCGAGGATACAGGCCGACAAGCAGCCCGCGGTGGCTGCGCCCGAGGCACGCCTCAACCTCGAGGCCCCGCCGGAGGTGTAAGCCATGGCGATGAAATACACTCGCGGGGTCCTCCTCAGCGAGGCCGAGGCCCAGCGACTAGCCAAGCTCTACATGCAGGCCGAGCTTGAGATACTGCGCGAACTCGACCGGGCGATGGCGAGGGGAAACGACCTGCGCTACTTGCGCTCGCTCCTGGAAAACGTCCAGCACATCACGGAGGAACTCCTTGATGGGACGCGGACGTGGGTGGAGCAAGCTGTTCCGCGCGTTTACCGTCAGGGGCTTGACGAGGCCGAGCGGCAGCTGCAGAAGGCCGGTCTCGCGCCACGCTTTGGATTCGGGGCTGTCCACCAGCAGGCCGTCAAGCTACTCGCGGACAACACGTTCCAGCGCCTGACCGATGTCGTGCAGGTTATCGGGCGGCGGGTGGAGGACGTCTACCGCGAGGTGGCGCTCGAGACCACCAGGCAGTCAATCATCGGCTACAAGACCGTGCAGGAGGTGGCCAGGGAGTTCAAGGACAACCTACGGGCGCGCGGCATCACCGGGTTCACGGACGCCGCCGGCCGGCGATGGAACATGAGCACGTACGCGGAGATGGTGGCGAGGACCACGACGGCCGAGGCGCACTGGCAGGGGACCGCGAACAGGCTCCTTGAGAGCGGCCATGATCTGGTGAAGGTCAGCACCCACGGGTCGGCGTGCGAGAAGTGCCAGCCGTGGGAAGGCAAAATTCTGTCGCTTACTGGCAAGACGCCAGGCTATCCGACGCTTGCGGAGGCCAAGGAGGCGGGGCTTCTGCACCCGCGCTGCCGGCACACGTATTACTGGGACCTCGAGCTTGCGAAGCTCGAGCGGGCCGCGTAGGCTACGGCGCCAGCTCCACGACAATGCCGTGGATGCGGGCATCGTTGAACCGGATGGGGATGCGGGCGCGGCTGTAGCACAGGCACCGGCGTTCCTCGTCCCAGGAGAGCAGGCCGGAGGGAAGCCGGCGGGGTTTACGCGCAGGGATGTAGTCGAGGCCGTGCTCGGCGAGGAATAGGCGCGTGTGGGCCTTCCCCAGGCGAATGAGGCCAGGGCGAAGACCCCGCTGTCGAAGAAGCCAGATGCGTGTGTTGATACCAACAGTTACGGACTGGCGGTCGTTGTGGATGGTCCACTGGGGGTCGCACTTGTCCAAGCGAATCACCGGAAAGGTGGTTCGCTTTTCGTATGCAGACTTCCTTCAGGAGGCGAGGCGAAATGTGCTCGAAGCAGAAGCTCGCGGCCATCGGGCGCAAGGCCGGGCACCGTGGCAAGGGCGCGGCGAAGGCCGGCGCCGCGATCGTCTTCGGTAGCCGGAACAAGCGCCGGAAAAAGAAGTAGGGAGGGGCTGATGCGTGACGCAGGAAGAGCTGGAGGCCTTGTGCCACACCTGGCAGAAGCGGTTGCGACTGCAGGACTGGACGGTGAAAGTTCGCATTGTGCGCAGGCACGAGCTGGATCATGCCGACATCCAAGGTCAAGTCACCTGGGTGTTGTCGCGACGCGAAGCGCTTATCAAGCTCCTGGATCCCATTGACTATCTACCAGACTGTGTGCTGCCACAAGATCTTGAGACGACCCTTGTTCACGAGTTGGTGCATCTTTATTTCGCGCCGTTCGACGCCGAGGACGGAACCTTGGAGGACATATACCAGGAACAAGCCATCGATGGGCTGAGCAAGGCACTTGTAGAGCTCGCCAGTTCATGCAACAGCACACCTACGCCCACGTGAGCGGTAATCACGGCGATAGCGAAAGGAGTGCAACCATATGAAGACGTTGCTTTTCCGGCCGGATAGCGGCACCGCAGGAGGCGGCCAGGCAGCCGGCCAGCCCGCCGGGGCTCAAAACACGGGAGACCCGAACCCGAATGCGGGAGGCGCCCAGTCTCCGCCTGCCGGGGGAGGGGGACAGACGTTCACCCAGGCGGATATTGACCGCATCGTGGGTGAGCGGCTCGCGCGGGAGCGCGAGAAGTATAAAGACTACGAGGACCTCAAGAAGAAGGCGGCCGAGTTTGACAAGATTCAGGAGGCCCAGAAGTCGGACCTCCAGAAAGCCCAGGAGGCCGCGAAGAAGGCCGAGGAGGAGAAACAGAAGGCGCTTGCGGCCGCGAACGAGCGGCTCATCAAAGCCGAAGTCAAGGTGGTTTCTACCCAGCTCGGCATCGTGGACCCGGACGCCGCCTACGCGCTTATGGACAGGTCAGGCGTCAAAGTTGACGATGCCGGCAACGTGACCGGCGTCAAGGAGGCCCTCGAGGCGCTTCTCAAAGTGAAGACCTACCTCAAGGGCGGCACAGCGACTGGCTCTGTCGGCAGCCCGAGCAACCCGGGCGCAGGCAACCCGCCTGACCCGGTCGAGGCTGCGAAGAAGCTCGCCGAGGAGCGCAACAAGAGGGCTCAGCAGACGGCCTCCGGCGGCTACGACCCCTGGGCGACCAAGTAACGGCAAAGGAGTGAACCGAAGTGCCTTACAACCTTTCTCTCAAGACCAAGACCTTCGCTGGCGAGGTCAGCATCCTGGACAGCCAGCACGCCCGGTACATCCGCGGCGCGATAACCATCGACAAGGCCAAGGTTAGCGAGGCGTTCAACGAGGTCAGGAACGGCCTTACCCGCAAGATCCTCAAGGCCGGGACATTCCTCGCGAAGCTCGCGAGCGGCAAGTGGTGCCCGGCCAAGGTGAGCGAGCTCTCCCAGGCCGCGGCGGCCGCGAGTAACACACTGACTCTGAAGAGCGCGAAGGCCTTCCAGCCTGGCGACGTCATCGACGTGGGCGGCACCCAGGCCACGATCGCGGCCGACGGGGTCAACTACGCGACCAACGTCGTGACGCTGACGGCGGCGATCGGCGTGGACAAGGCGGCCGGGACCACCGTGAAGGCGACCGACGGCGGGGTTGCCGGGGCCATCCTCACGGAAGAGGTGGACGTGACCGACGGCGACCAGGTGACGACCGGCATCGACCACGGCCGGGTCATCACCGCCCGTCTGCCCGTCGCGCCGGTGCAGGCCGTGAAGGACGCGCTCAAAGAGATCGCCTTTGTGTAACTGGAGGTGTGGTAAATGAATGAGCTTTTGAAAGAGTTCAGCCGCAAAGCGACCCTGGCCTATGCCCGGGCGCGGCAGCCGAGGAACTACCTCGGGCCCACGCTGTTCCCGGTCAACACCATAAATGAGCTCACCTTCGAGTACTGGAAGTCTCAGAACCTCTTGCCCGTGATGGCTTCAATCCAGGCGTACGGCGCCGAGACCCAGATCGCGAGCCGCGACGGGGCGACCAAGGTCAGCGGCGAGATCCCGCCCATCAAGCGAAAGATCAGTCTGAACGAGCGGATGCTGCTCGCCCTGAAACGCGAGGGCGCCGGGGACGTCGAGATGGTCCGCAACCAGCTCTACAACGACCTCGACAACATGATCGACTCCGTCCAGGCGAGGATCGAGAAGATGCGGATGGACGCCGTGGCGTACGGCCAGCTTACCCTCGCGGAGAACGGCGTCATCATGAACGTGGACTACGGCGTGCCGGCCAGCAACAAGGAGACCCTCGCCGGAACCGCGCTCTGGAGCGACCACGTGAACGCGAAGCCCATCGACAACATACAGGCGTGGACGGACGCTGTGGTCGCGTCCTGCGGCATCCGGCCCACAAGGGCCCTCACGTCCAACATCGCCGTGAGCCACCTGATCCAGAACGCTCAGGTGCGCACCATGATCTATGGCGACGCAGGCGGGAGCCGCGCGGTCAGCCTGAATCAGGTTAACGAACTGCTCGCGAGCCTCGAGCTGCCAAGGATCGCGACGTACGACCTGCAGGTCCGCGCGCAGGCGGAGGACGGGACCATCTCCACCATCCGCTTCTTCCCGAGCACCCGGTTCGTGCTCCTGCCGCCGAGCTCGCTCGGCGAGACCCTCATGGGGCCGACTGCGGAAGCGCTTCTCGATCCCGAGGTTGACGCCCGTGAGGCCGCCGGCATCTACGCCGTTGTGACCCAGGAGACCGAGCCCCCGGCGATCTGGACGAAAGCAGCCGCAACCGCAATCCCCACGTTCCCCATGGCCGACGCGGTGTTCATCGCCGTGGTGCTGGCCGAGGCCTAAGGGGGTGCATTGACATGGCGCAGTTGACTGTGCAGCGGATTTCCGGCGCGGGCCTTGCGCCCGTATTCGAGAATGCTGATGCCGCCGGGGACGCGTTCAAGAATAACGGCAGGACGTTTCTGGTGGTCAAGAACGGCAGCGCAAGTCAGGTTACGGTCACCATCAACTCCCAGCGGCCCTGCAACTACGGGTTTGACCACGATCTGGTGG